GACGGCAGCCGCCGCGTCCGGTTCTGCTTTTCGGATGGCTCTGTTGACCGCATGGGCGACACGATCGATCCTACCGGCTGGGATCTCGGGCCATTCCTTAAAAATCCCGTCGCCTTGTTCGGGCATGACAGTTCAGCGCCACCTATCGGCCGCGCCAGCAACGTCACGGTCGAAAACGGGAAACTGATGGGCGATATCGAATTCGCCCCGGCAGAGACGTATGCATTCGCGGATACAATTTATAAATTAGTTGTGGGCAAGTATCTGAACGCCGTTTCGGTAGGTTTCTTGCCGCTGGAATATGATTTTTCTGAAGATGACAGCCGCCCGTGGGGGCTGGACTTCAAGCTTCAGGAACTCATGGAGATATCGGTTGTTCCAGTGCCCGCGAACTCTAACGCCCTGGCAGGCGCGCGATCCAAGGGCATAGACACCCGGCCGCTTGTCGCATGGGCAGAGAAGACACTCGACGGCGGCGGCAAGGTTATCATTCCGCGCAAGGAACTGGAGGCGTTGCGCAAGCAGGCCGCCGAACCTCGCCGCGCGAAATCTCCTGCCGGTATGGGCGAAACAGACCCCGCCAGCGGCGGTGCTATAGTTCCGACGTGCGGCAAGGCGAAGGACGAAACTTGCGGGATGGTTGATCCCAGCGAGTGCGACATTCACGGCAGCAATGGTGCTGACGAGGCAGAGGATAAGGATATGGTGGCTTCCATCCGCCGGGCCGTGCGCGAGGAAGTGCGCCGTGCCCTCAAAGCATTGAACACCGTTACACGCGCCGATGACGATTCGGCCGAGACCGACACGGACGAGACCGGCAACGACAAGAACCCGGAACTGGAGAAGTCTTTCCGCGGCGCCCACGCACATTTTAAAGCGGCCGAGGATCTTTACGAAGCTGGCGACGATCATCACGAGAAGGGCATGTCCGCTCTTGAAAGCATCCTTGTGTCGATCGTTGAGCCTGCCGCCGAACCGGATGGGGAAAAGCCCGACCCGGAAGAAGAATCCGAGAAGGCCGCTCGCCTTCGTCTGATCAAGGCCATCCGGCGCCGTCACGGCGTCTAACCCATCGGTCGATATTCGACCGTGCCGAATGGCCCTTAGGCAAGGCGCAGCGGCGGCATCCTGTTGCCGCATTCCCACATGGAGCTACCATTTATGAGCACACTGCTCTCGCTCCGCCAGGCCCTCGGCACGGCGGTGGACGAACTCGAAGGATTGGCCGGCGACGCTAAGGCGTTTAAGGCCAAGGAGAAGGAAATCAACGAGATCGAATCGAAGATTTCTAATCTGGAAATCGCGCAAAAGCAGCAAGCCAAGTTGGCTCGCCCGTCCGGCTCAGGTGATGCCGCCGCCACTGCTGGCGATGTTTCCAAGTTCGCCAATTTCGGCGACCAGTTGAAGGCGATTGCTCGGCACTACAGCCATGGCATCACCGACGCCCGGTTGCGCGCTCCCGCTGGCATGGGCGAGACTGATCCGGCCGGCGGTGGATTCCCGGTGCAGGTTGACTTCGCTAGCACGATCCTGCAACGCGCCTATGACCTCGGCGAAGTTGCACAGCGTGTGTTCAAATTGAGCCTGACCACCAGCGCCAACGGGATCAAGATCCCAGGCATCGACGAAACCAGCCGCGCTACCGGAAGCCGTTGGGGCGGCGTTCAGGCTTACTGGGTGGGCGAAGGCGATGCAGCCAACGCGACCAAGCCGAAGTTCCGCCTGATCGAGCTAGACCTTAAGAAGATCATGGCCGTCTGGTATGTCACCGACGAACTGATGGCCGATGCGGGCGTGCTGACTGGCATTGCCAACGAAGCGTTCGCTCAAGAACTGATGTTCATGATCGAAGATTCGATCTTCCGCGGCACTGGCGCGGGGATGCCCCAAGGCTTCCTGAACAGCAACGCGCTGATCACTGTCCCGATTGAAAAGGGGCAGGCGACGCAGACGATCCTTTATCAGAACCTGATCAATATGTGGTCTCGTATGTGGGGCCGCTCGCGCGACAATTGCGTGTGGTTCATCAACCAGGACGTGGAGCGCCAGCTTTACCAGGTCAATCAAGTCATTGGCACTGCCGGTGTTCCTGTGTATCTGCCGCCGGGTGGCCTGTCCGCTCGCCCGTTCGCGACTTTGTTCGGCCGCCCCGTGATCCCGGTAGAGTATGCCGCGACCCTCGGAACTGCCGGCGACATCTCGCTGGTTGATCTTAGCCAGTATGTGCTTGCCGACAAGGCCGCCGCCCAAATGGCGTCTTCCGTTCATGTGCGCTTTCTTACCGACGAGATGGCGTTCCGCGTCACCTACCGCGTCGATGGGCAAAGCATCTGGCAGGCGCCGCTGACCCCGTATCAGGGCACGCAGACTAAATCGCCCTTCGTCGTCCTGGCGTCGCGGTAAGGAGTTAGAAAATGGCTCGTAACTATAGACTTTGGGAAAACGCCAACGTCGTTTCTCTGCTCACCCCTGCCGCTGATGCGGCGGGGCGCACCTCGGCCTACGTTTCGCTTGCGAACGGTCACAAGGCATTTATCATGGCCTATATCAACCAGGGCAATGCCGCGACCGTTACGCTAACCCCGCTCCAGGCGACTGCCGTGGGCGGAGTTGGCTCTAAGGCGCTGACCTCGGCCGCTCCGATCGCTTACAACCTCGATACGGATACTGTCCCGTCCGATCTGTTGACGATCGCTGCTGCCGCGACATCTTACACCACGGATGCGGGCGTGAAGTCCAAATTGGTGCTGTTCGAGATCGATCCGATCGAATCTCTGGACATCAACAACAAGTATAACCACATTGCGGTGCAGACCAGCGCCAGCAATGCGGCGAACATCACATCCGCAGTGCTGATCATCACTCCGATCCGCTTTGCGCAGACTAACCCGCCGGTCGCCGCTGGCGTCTAATGAGGCGCGGGAGGCTCCGGCCTCCCCGTCCGCTCCCCTTGTTTGGAGTTCAAAATGCCCACTATCGTTGGCTCAATCCGGGACGCGGATGGTAACAATCGCGCGTTCATTGATACCAATACGCAGGAGACGCTTGTGCGTCTTCAGCCGCTTGTTTTCGAGGATGATTTCGTGGGCGCCGGGCATACTGCCGGCATCCCTGCCACAGCATCCCCTATTGCTGGCTACGCCTGGACCAAGACCATCGTTGGTGCCGCGCCTCCGACTGCTGCGATGGTATCCAATGCCGCGGGCGGCGTTGTTGCGATGGCGCTGGCATCGACTTCCGAAATCGAGGAAGCATCTATCCTCGGCAACAACAACCTCACCTTTGATGCCAGCAAGAACCTGGTGTTTGAGGCTCGGGCCGCGTTCCAGGTTGTGCCGTCCGTCGCCGGAGTTGAGATCGTTTTCGGCCTGATGTCCACGTGGGCATCCACTCCGGACACCAACGCTTACTATCTGCGGTTTCAAGCTAATGGCTCCGGCCTGATCAACTGCCAGTCCAAGGACGGGGTTAGCACCTTCTCCGTTTCGTCCGGCGTAACGACGACGGCGGGCGCATACCACCTATTCCGCATTGACGCGACCAACACCGCAGACGTTGCTTTCTATATCGACGGCGCGCGGGTCAACGCGGTTAGCTCGATCAGCTTCGCCGCAGTGGCGCCGAACTCGGTCCTGCAACTCTACGCGGGCGCATACAAGACGGCATCTGCCGGCCTTGGCACGCTCTACATTGATGCCATCTCTGTTTCGGCGGATCGCGTCTGATTACTGTGGCGTGACAAGCTAGACTGTTGTATAAGGGTGTGCTGGCAAGTCGCTTCCGAAGCACTGCCAGCATCATCCGGCGCTAACCCGAGGATTAAACAATGGCATTGCCATGCGTCTTGAATGCCTATGGCGCAGTCATTGCGGCGGGGCAAAGCCTATCGGCCGGATACACGATCGCGTCAAGCGGCGGGATTGCCGCGTCCGTTGCGACTGGCGGCGTGGCGATGGGTGCTGATACCTTGGTGGGTATTTGGATGCCCGCTACTTGGGTGACTGCGGCGCTGACGTTCCAGGTGTCACCCGATGGTGGCACCACGTGGCTTGAATTATTCAACGACAGCGGAACCGCCATCTCCATCACCGCGGCTGCAAGCCAATATATTTCGCTGGTGATCAATTCAAACTATACTTGGCGCGGCATCAACATGCTGAAGGTTCGTTCCGGCACGTCAGGTGCCCCTGTGGTGCAGACTGGCGGCGCGACGGTAACGTTGCTCGGGCGCCCCGAGACGTTCTGATGTGTTCCGCCGATTACATGACGCGGGACCGGCGCGTTTTGGCCGTGACGGTGGAGCGCAAGCCCAAAAATGTTAAGCACAGTCCAGATCGTAAGTCCGCCAGCCGTAGAGCCGTTATCCTTGGATGTGGTAAGGCGCCATTGCCGGATCGATCAGATTGGCGAGGATGATTTGCTTTTCGGCTATCTTCGCACGGCGCGGACGATGGCTGAAATGTATCTATCGCGGGCGCTGATCACACAAACTCTATTGTGGACCGTCACGCCAGAAGATCCGTTGCGGATGCGATGGCATCACCAGCACGGCGCGATGGAACTCCCACGCGCGCCAGTGCAGTCAATCGTTTCTGTAGTCGTCAACGACGATCGCGGCAACGCAACGGTGCTACCGGCAGCAACGATGCCGCTGGTATCACCATTTACGTTGTTGGGGTATCGTGCTGATCTCGCGCACCATCCCGCGCGCCTCTATATTGGTTCATCAACCGTTCTGACGGATGGCCGCACACTTCGATCCGTCAATCTCGAAAGCGTCCAGATCGAGTATATCGCAGGCTACGGCAGCGATGCGACAACGATCCCGCAACCGATACTGGACGCTATCCTGCTGACCACTGCCTTCCTGTATGAGCATCGCGGTGATGCTGGCGGAGATATGCCGCGCGCTGCCGAATGGCTGCTTGATCCATACCGCCTGATGTTCTTCTGATGGCAAACCCAGATCCGAAGCGGGTTGAAATCGGCTCACTGCGATGGGTAGTTACTATCGCGAAACGCACGCAATCGCCCGGCACTACCGGCGGCATGATCGAGGCGCTATCTGATATTATCACCGTGCGGGCGGATGTTCAGCCGGTGGGGCCTATGGTGTTCTACGGCGCAGCGCAGACCGATACGCCGATTACGCACAAGATATCAATCCGATGGCTAGATTTCATTGATACGACGCACGTCCTTTACCGCGACGTGATCCGGCAAGACCGCACTACGCGCCGTGAGGTGTTCCGTATACGCCGAATGATGGAGGTGGACGGTCGGCAGCGGTTCCTGTCACTAGAGTGCGAAATGGAGAGAAGGATCTGACAAAATGGTCGGCAAGATCCAGATTACCGTTCCAAGTTATGCTTTCGTTTACGACAAATCTCAACTTCGTAAAGTCATGCGCGCGGCCGGCGCAGAAGTCGCAAGCGTCGCGCGGGCGCTGAT